GGCCTAGTCCGAAATGACTACCGTTCTTCGCTAAATACGACCACCGAGATTCCTTGGTTATGATTCTGTTAAAGCATTGGAACTCTTTATAGTCAAGAATCCTCGAATGTGCGTAGAGCTTTAGATGATCTACAGAATAGTTCTTAGCTGTTGCTTCTGGAATGCTCGTTATTAAGAGCGATGCCGAAATGGCATAGACCGCCCCCATAACTATCTTTCGCTCTTGCGAGCTATCCGCCACAGCGGCTCGCTTTAAGCGAAGTGATAGTAGCGCGCGTGTCAAGTAGGGAGCGTAATCTTGGGAGTGTCCCACAGCTTTACTAACATTGTGGATAAACCCTGTGGATAACTTCATGGCTTACCGCCCCACCCTTTACCCTTAAACACGATCCCACCAAGAGAGTAAATGCGCTTCATCGGGACAGTGCAATTCGGACAGTAAGGATCTCTGGCCAGTGTGTCCTCGATTGGCCGCTGTACTTCTAGCTCTTTACTACACACTTCGCACCTGTATTCATAGGTCGCCATTAGCTTCTCCAATTAGTGCCACTGTCATAGTCGAGCAGACGCAGCACTGGATCGTCTTTACATTCTCTGGAAGATTATCTGTAATTACACGAATGAGTTGATCGGTGTCCTTCTTGCACATTCGGCACTTATAGCGCAGCTTGTCCATAGTTGCTCCCCTTTAGATTCTCGATCGGCTGTAGATTCTTTTGGTCTACCCACCAAGTAGGCTGCTTAGAGTTCTTATACTTAGGCCGCTTGGCCATGGCTACAGGTATCCAGCCCGCTAGTCTGTAATTCGGGCTAGTGCCTACGACTAGGACGGCGACATCTGTAGCTCTATCGCCTTCGCCGATGATGCACTGACCAGTCTCGTAACGTGTCCACTTTACTTCGATAAAGCTTCCGACATCTGCCGTCTTCTTAAATTGTGACGACCTTGGATCGAAGTCTGTGTAACCAAGGTAGCGAGCGACCAAGATCTCGGCGACTATTGACTCGGCCACTTGCGCGACGTAATCATGAAAGCCGAGCTGTCTGTCGTATCGACTAGAAGCGTCTGGGTGGCCGTTGACCTGTGCGATTCGTTCTAGAGCTACAGTATGAGCTAAGACCTTATCTTCGATCGTGGGCTTTACCTTCATCTACAGTCACCACAGAGCCAAGTTAACTTCTCTCCGCCTTGGCCCTTGGTATAACCGAAAGCGTCTAGCTTCTTGACCTTCGCACAGCTGTCGCACTGTTCGACTTTATACTCGGCTATAACTTCGCCATTCTGTAGAAGCTTGGCCGTCATTGATTGCGGATAGATGATCTCGATTAAGTCGCTCATCTTTAGACCTGTGGCTTCCACTTGCCATCGCTGGCTAACACGTACCAGAGCGGAGAACACTGTGTCGCCTTGGTCTTCTCGACGCAGAACCACCCGCCCCAAGCCTTACCAGTCTTAGCTTCTCCAGTCTTAAAGATTCGATGTCCATGGCTGCACTGTGGAGCTTCTGGAAGTAACTCTCCGCCTAGCTGCTTAGCGATCTCGTCCATCGATGAGCCAAGGCTGGGAATGCCGCTCTGTTCTGCTTCTTCTGCCGTCTTATAGCTTGGGACTTCGCCGAACTTCTTAGTCCAAGGGTCGTAATCGTCTGCCGTTGAGTTTGCTACTTTCGCGCTGACTGTCTCGACCTTCTCCATGTCCTGACGAGTCGGACGCTTGTCTGCTCCCAGTAGTAATCCGATCGCTCTACCGATCGCCGATGTGACAGTATCTTCGACGAAGAACTTCTTCATGTTGACGTTATAAGTCGCTACGTTACCGAATGCGTAATCGGTAGCCGATGGGTGTAGATCCTCGTATTCGCGGAAGATCTGGGCTTGGATAAGTACGTAACCCTTCTCGGCGTTAAAGTCCACGATGTTAGTCTGGACTCTAGCTGTAGGGTGTGTTAACCACAGGCGGGCAATTCTGGCCGCTACGTCTTCGTAATTGTCTAAGAAGCTCATTAGCGCACGTCCTTAGCTGCGTGACGTGATACGGCTCGACCGCGCTTAAAGCCTTCTCGCTGGCCTTCTTTATAACCGACTGAGTAGCTCATCGCTGACCATAAGATCCCAGCTATTAGCATCATGACGATAATCGATAATTCATTCATTACTAGCTCCCGATACTGGAAGCGACGTTCGCGCTCCCTATGTAAAGAGTGAAGCAAGAACGCGTCTAGGTCAAGATTCCCGCTTATCTGTCGGCGTGTCGATTGGTGTTTTCGGCTTGGACTTTAATCCGTTACCCGCCAGAACTCCGCCCAATGATCCAGTTAAGAAGATCGAAAGAGTCTTTAGAAGATCTATAAAGGCCGCATCGTTCGGAGCTTGTCCGCCGATCGGCTGTGTCACGAAGATAAGCGCGTAAGTAATTCCAAGGGTGACGATCAAGAAGACAGCCGCTAAAGTCGAACCGATGATGAGAATAAGAGTCGCGTGGACTTCTTCTGGGCTACGGCGTCGGGCTGGGCTGTGGAGCTTCTTCTCCAAGGACGTCGCTAGTACACGTTCCAGTAGGGACGCACTGTGGCTCTTGGCATTCTGGCTTCGACCAGTTGTCGTATTCTTGGCATTCATAGCGAATCCAGCCCTGATAACCACAGGCAGAAAGCCCGACCGAAAGGACTAAGGCCAGACTTCCCGCCAGTAGTTTCCGAGTCACTTCCCCTGTAACCCGAAAGCTGCATCTTTAGGATTTAGCCAGCGCAGAACTACAGGAAGAACAGCGGCTAAGCCAGCCATTCCGATCGCTTTAGGATCTTGGACGCCAGCCATGTAAACAGCTAACGACGCAGCTGCGAAGCTACGCGCCCAGCTTGCGAGTAACGGCTTTAAGTTTGCCATTAGTTTTCTCCTTCTTCGGCTTCGTTGCCGATTGAGTAGGTACTTCGACGATCGGATAATCGCCAGCATAAGCCACGAACTTAGGACGTCCGAAGCCTACGATCTCTTTACCGCTCCCGAATGCCCGCTCTTTAATCATGACCATTCCGCCGTTACGCTGATCGCCAGTTCCCGATGTATTACCTTCGATCGTTATAACAGTTTTCGCCTTAACTCCTACGACTATTCCGATGTGGCTAATACGATCGACGCCATCATGCGGAAAGTCCATAAATGCAAGATCGCCGATCTTCGGCTCTAGCTCTACCCAGCGACTTACTTCTTTAAGCTTATGCGCTCCCGCAGCTGTAGAGACCATCGATGGAAGCTTTACGCCCGCTTCATGGAAGCACCAATTTACGAACGATCCGCACCAAGGTAAGCCGTCGGCCTTAGTAAACTTTCCGTACTTGGTAAGGTTATCGCCTTCTTCGACTGTACCGACTTCGGCCAGTGCTACTTCTACGACGGCCGCAGCTGTACCGACTGGGTACTTCATTACTTGCCGACCTTAAAGCCAGATGGAAGCGGCTTAGAATAATTCCAGACAGCGATGTAGTCGCCTTCGCCGTCGGCGTCATTTTGTAGACGAATCGTTCCATCTGTAAATGCTTTAGATTCTTCTAATTCTGGAAGAGCTGCAATTAAATCACTATAAAGTCCCATAATTAACTCCTAATCCATACGCCAGTAAAGTAAGTGTAATCCGAACCATTAAGAACATTTCGCGCGGCTGCGTCTGAATCGTAGACATAGAGTTCGGCGTAATCTGTCGTGCCGTTAAAATAGATTAAAGTGCTGCTTCCCATGTTGGCAGCGGCCCCAGGTGTTCCACTTCCAGCCGATGAACCAAGAGTCGCAGCTGGCGAACCGTTTTTATAAATGTAAACTTCTTTCGTTGTTGACGCGTTAGCACCCGAGAACTGAAGATTAGCCGCCATTTGATAATAGCCCGATTTATTTGGTGTAAATCTGTAATTGGTCGTCGAATCAAAACAGTTGTCCGTGTCGAATGTTTCCGCGTTTAGTTGCACTTTTGTAGCTACGTTTTGACTAAATGACTGTTGAGACGTATTTCTAAAAGCGCGGAATGCTGGACCAGAAGCCGACGCCGCAGCCGCCCACGCTGGCACTCCCGAAGAGACTGTAAGAACTTGGCCGTCACTACCAATTCCCAGACGAGTATTCGTATTTGCTGTCGCGGATCTGTATTCGATGTCGCCTAGAGTCGTCGATGGATTAAGTGCCTTCGTCGTCGTGTCGATTGACGAGCCAAGAGTACGGATCGCAGCTGCGCCGTCTTTTACGAGTGCCGTGTCGTCTGGAGTGCTCCAGTTATAGTTCGTCGTGCTCGCCATGTTTTCTCCTTTATGCGACTGTAAGCGCGTTTAACCAGATTAGTGTAGGGCTAAGAGTGTTCCAAGTTTCGGAAGCCGACACGTCATTCCAGCGAGCCGCATCAAGTGAATAAGCCAGCGGCGTGACGTAAAGATCGACGGCCAGAGAGTTATAGCCAGCTGAGAATCTCCAGCCTTCTACGAAGCCTTGGAAGCTTAGTCCCATGTTCGCGGGTAGGTCTGTGATGTTTACTGGCATTCCCATAAAGACACCGATAAGAGCGTCTCTATCCGAATCGGTTACGTTCGGGCTACCTAGTGGATAGCGAATCGACTCGAAGTTAGCTCTTGGGTAAGCGCGTAGAGCTAAATAGAACGCAGCTTGGGAAGTGGCGTCCGATCCGTTTTCTAGCGAAGTCTGAATGTTCTGGGCCAGCGATCCATAAAGTGCGATCGAATCGGGATCGCTATTAGAAGCTTGCTGGCCGTTTTTATAAGTGATCGTAATGGCGTTACGAACGTCGCCCGCTCTTGTCGATGTCTGTAAACCACTGGAATAAGCGTCTAAAGCTGATAATTCGACGTAACCATTCGCAGCTAGATAACTTCCGCGATGAGTCGAATCTGCATACCCGATGCGGCCTTCTGCGTCCTCAAAAATGTAACCGAGTCCAGAAGTAGCTAAGGCTGCGACTAAAGAATAGGCGTCTGTCGTGCTTGCACTTCTAGCCGTTAGTTCATAATTGCCTGGGCGATCGATGTCGCCAACTCCGCTGTTTTCCGCGTTAGTCCACGTCGTAGTCGGATCGTAAGCGGCCCAAGTAAGAGCGGCGGGTACTTCGTTCCAAGCTCCGTAAAGAATGCCGTCGAGAATGTCGTAGATCTGATCGCCCTCGAAATCTTTAGCGAGTACGCCTTCGGTTAATACTTTCGGAAGACGTGAAAGTGCGCCAAGTGCTGTAATGCTAATAGTCTGGACGAGTCCGCCAGTTCCCGATCTTTCCACTGTCGTAAGAATGTCGCTTACGCTTCCGCCGAAGATTGCCACTGGAGTAGCTGTCGAGTTTTGGACGAAGACAGTTATCCCAGAGTTAATCTCTACAGTGATCGGATCATCGTCAATGTTAAGAATCGATAAACTACAGTAGCCCGCTACCGCTTGCTGATAGATGTCGCGACGGCCAGATTCGATCGTAAGATTCGCCAGAGTTATGTTCTTATACTCGACGCCATCGATAAGAACGCTCCAGACTGGAGTCCATAGGGTCATGCTATTAAGAACGATCCCGCGCCAAGAGTGCCGCGCGCTTGCGACTTATTAACTACATCGATGATCGTGCGAGCTGCCGATTCTGGATCTCCGACTACGCCCATGTTTACCGTAACGCGAGCGGCTGCATTAGATTCGCGTTCTGCTCGAAGTCTGGCTGTCTCGGCCTTTAATTCTTCGCGACGTAAGATCGCCGCTTGCATAGCTGGCGAATAAGCAGATAGCGGCGCGCCTGTAAAGGTAGGCGATCCCGCAGATGGAGCGAATACTCCACCACCGCCGCCGAAGCCAGTCTCTACAGTGACTCCGCCGCCGATCTCTTCTGGGAATGGTACGGAAGCTTTAAGACCTTTAGCTCCGCCATCGAATAAATTAGTGATCGGGTTATCCTTGATTAGATCAATAACTTTTTTTGCGCCGTTATAGATTCCAGTCAAGAGACTGACGAACTTTCCGAAAGCTGTAACGAGTCCAGCGACCAGAGTTCCAAGCCCTTCGAGTGCTGTCTTAAATGCTCCACCCAGAAGCGGGACTAAATACTTCTTAGTAAAGTCCCAGATCTTTTCCAAGAATCCGTAGAATGGCTGTAGTTCTGTCGAGTTATCCTGAACTGCTTTTTTAATCTTATCGAATGCCGATTTTAGTCCTTCGAGAATAGGGCCTACGATTTTAAGAATGGCTGGAATAATCTCCTTATAAAGAAAGTTCCACCAAGTCGTCAAGATCGGCAGCACGTCGTCGCGAATGACCTTAAAGATCTCGCCGAATACTGGCCCCAGTGTTTTACCTAAAGAATCGGCGAAGCCCTGAATAGCTGGGATTCCCTTATCGACGAATCCAGATAGAAGCGGAGTAAGAGCATCTAGGACGTAAGAACCTACAGTCTCTTTCGCTTCGTCGAATGCAACAGTAAGACGAGCCA